TCACCATACCTACAGCGTGTTTTTTAAAGAATTTACTACCACCTTGTAAACGTTCTGACATGGTCTTACCAAATATCTTAATTCTTCCTAATTGACTTGAAGGACTTTCAAGATGTCTGATAAGTTCTGCTGAAGCATCTGCTGAATGTCTTTTCATTTCTTGCCACTTTGTCGAACCTACAGCTTCTGCATTCATAGCTTCCTGTGCTCGTAATTCATCTTTTTCTAAATCTACTCTCTCTTCCTCAGAATCTGCAACTGCTTTTCCTCCTTTTATTAATTGACCGAAAACTACACCGAGACCAAGACCACCACCAAAAAGTGCTTTTGTTGTTAAGTTCAACTGTTCATTAAGGCTTGAATGTGATTGTCTCATACGCATATTTCTTCTAATCTGTCTAAAGTACTCAGCATTTTCTTCCATATTCCTTTTTGTTCTATGATCTTTTTCTTCTTTGTTTGCTTTTAGACGTTCTTTTTGATAATGAGTTATTCTCTCCCAATCTACTATTGCCTGTCTCATCTGGTATATTCGCTTTGCTTCAGTAGCATGGTATAATTTTAATTGATCATCAATGTCATCTAAATCAACACCAAGATCTTTTAGTTTCTTATGGAGTTTCTCCATATTGCGATAGATATCATTCATATCACTCGCACTATTAAAATCGTCTTGAGACATACTACATATAAATCTTTAATCTATTTAAGTTTACTTAAACTTCTTCATTTGATTGGAAGTAACTCTTTGCTCTCTTTCTGCCTTTTTGTTCTGTTCAGCAGCCATATCAAGTAATCTGTATATGTATTTTGCAGGTTGCCTATCTACTTTCTTTTTATCCCAGCCAAATTCTGATGCTAGGTAGTAGTAGACTTCATATCTTTGTCGTTCTCTGGCAGGGAGCCTGCGAACGTCTCTACCCAATCCCCCAGATACTTCCCTAAAGGGAAGTCTTTCATCACTCCTGAGATGATTTGTGTTATGACAGAGTTAGGTTGATTTCGTATTGCTACAAGATCACCAGTTTTAAATGGTGCTTTCCTTAATACCTTTTGAACTATATCAATTCTGTATTGTGGTATGTTTACTTTTGGTTTTGATGGGTCTGACAAATCAACTGCTCTACTAACTATTGATTCAATTTCTCCAAACTTCAGATCGTCTTCATATTCTATAGCTGCTTTTTCTCCGTTGAAATCTATTTGGAATGTCTTTAACGCCATACCAAACTTAGAGTTGGTGTAATATATAAATGTTTATGCTATATCTGCTGTAATTTTACAAGTCTTTGCTTGCCAGTTTAGTTCTTCAAATATTGGCTCTACAGGTTCTAATCCTGTTACGCTGTGGTCAGCAAAGCTTAATCCATTAAGTGTAATTACTAGTGATTTTCCAGTTGCAGCATTATCAAATGTTAAATTAAGTTCTACATCAGTACCACCACCTGCATATGCATCTCCCCATGTTTCTTTATGTCCTGATCCTGCCTGTTGGTTTATTACAGCCAAGAGTTTATCTGTATTAAGCCATGATGCTCTGAATCTTCCTGTTATATCTAAAACTCTTTTGTATGAACTAGTTGCTTGGTTTGATCCTAACTTGTAAAGTAAATCAGTATTTTGTGTAAAGTTAACATCTGCTTCCTGTAGTTCTGCTATAGTATCAGTGCCATCTGCTGTTCTTAGGGCTAAAGTACCATGAGCAAATGTAAATGGTGCTGAAGTCTCTGCTGGATTATTTCCTACTGCATAATTTGTTGACGGTGCATTTTCTTTTCCGTATGTTATATCAGCAGTACAGTTTACTGTGTCATTAATTGATGCACTAAGAGATAAAGTATTCAAAATACATCCGTTTAATGTTCTAATATTATTAGTAGTTGTTCCTTCCAAATCAACTCCTATCTCAGTTGTAAATGTAAGACCGTCATCTGCTGGTACAGAATCACCAGTTGGGTGCATGGTTCTTATTGCATCTCCTCCAGCTAAACCACCAAATACTTTGTCAGTTCCACTGTCAGTTGGTACCCCATAAATAGCCTGAAAAATCTTATAAGAAGTTGTATCTCCAAAAACAAAACCAACGCTGAGAGAACCCTGTTGTTGTCCATAAGCAAATGTTGTTGGCTCTACTTGACCTAGTGCTGCTAAAGTAGTTCTATTTGTGGTTAAAGTCCACGTAGAAACTCCTGTTTTTAAACCAAATGAATTAGTTATTGCACCTGCTCCTGCCCCATAAGTATCTTCAAATCCATATCTAATATATGCACTCGCACCAGTTCGTACCATTCTAATCTATTTGTGGCTCTTTACTATATAAATATTCTTAAGGGTCAGTCTTTCTGTATGATACAGAAACTATATGATTGTACATATTTCTCATCATCTCATTTCTAGAATATGATGACATAATTCTCAAATCAGTATATGGGAAAGTTACTGAACCTCTTATATTAGCCTTGATAATTCTGATTACCTCCTTAACTATTATATTATGTCTTTCCTCATTATAGTATGATCTTATATCTAAATCAACAGATAAGTCATGAAAGAAATTACTTCCATGTAAACCAAAATACTGTATGTTTTCCTGCCTAGGTGTTATGAATACAATCTCTCTTGTATCACTACCAAATCCTACAGTTCTTCGTTCCCATGCCTTTACAAATACTGGCTCTCTACCAGCATCTCCAGAACCACCCCAATTATTATGAAGTAGACTAATCAAGTCATCCAATGCTGAGTATGTTATTGATGTCATACTACCACTTTATAGATTCCCCTGCTTTAAGTTTTTCCTCTAATGCAGGAAGCTCTCCTGAGGTATATTGAAATGACTCGTCATATGGAAATCCACCTGCCACAGTCCATGTATCATTAGAGCTATAAGACCCCATTGCTGGTCTCATATGCCTAGTTCTCCTGTTAAATTCTCCATCTGTCTCATATACTGACCTTCTTCCAAGATACCAAAGCTTTCTTCCTACCTTATATGCTATACTATCTTTTAATGTTTCACGCTGTTGCATGGTTAATGGTGATAAATCCGTAGTTCCCTTATTTTTATTATACTCTAATCTTAAATCCATCTCTGTCATATCTGCCCATTTTACTCTTTCTATCCATGATTTTAATGCAGATATATCTCCCTTTTGTTCTGCTGGTAAAACCTCTCCAGCATAATACTCTGGTAATTTCTCAAACTTTGAAGTTGGATGAACTCCTTTTATCACATCATCTGGTGGTTCTTCATAAATATCCTGTTTTGGATCAGGCATATTCTTCTTAAACCAATCTATAACTTTTACAGGATGGTCTATTATATCATGTGTAGCTTCTGGAATAAATGTTTTCCCATCTTTAGTTTTAACTCCAATACCTTTATCTTTATCTTCTATTACAGTAAATCCAAATAAATCTAAACCAGCCCTGATAAATGAACGTATCTTTGCTTTAAACATTTTTTTAGTAGGTGACCAGAATTCCCACATTATGGAATCACAAATACTTCTCTACGATTTTCAACACACCTATCAATATCTTCTTGCCAGATCTTTTTAGATTCGCTGAGGTTTGCTATTCCACCTGTAGGAAGTTCATCCATTCTAAAGCTTGTATTTAGAATATCAATAGATACCATCTTGATAACTGCATCTTCAATATCTGCTGGAACTGCAGTATCACCTGCAAACTCTTCTCCACCATATCTGTAAGTAACCCTACATCTGTTCTTTCTTAAAATAGAAAATATAAATCCTCTTAAGAATAACCTACCATACTCATATTCTATATCATACCATTGACTGTCTCCAAGTATGTTATTCCAATTATTTCCAGATCCTTCCCAGATCTCAATCTTATCTCCTTCAGCAGCATCAAGTTCATAGATATTTCTATGTTGTAAGAATAGTGGAGTTCCCCATCCAAATGTATAAACTAGTGGTAAATCATGAACTTCTCTTGTTACCTTTCTAGACCTCCAAGCATGACCCATTCTTCGGTCAATTTCATCTTCCTTTCGGTTGATTAGTTTTTCAATTTGAGCCTTATTGGGGGTTGTAGTGGAAGTTATAGGTATTCTGAGAAAGTCAGCAATATCAAATGTGCTACAGTATGTCGTGACCATACATCTATAAACTTCGTATTGTATATAAATTTACTTAAAGACTACAGTTACTTCAGCACTGCCATCACAGTCGGCAAATATACCACCCTCAAATCTCCTATTGATGTCTTGATAATTTCCCTCTATCGCTGTAAATATTGTGCATTCTACTGGTGTTGCACTTGCAGTAGTTCCATTCCTAAATTCTACTTTATTTGAACCTGTTCCTTTCTTTGTGACAAAAACTGCCACTAGGACACCATGATCTCCTTTTATCAAAGTATCAGAATTGAATGATATTACACTATGATTTAGTTCTACCATGTATAGTCACGAACTCTGTCATATATAAACTTTAAGAAAAAAAAAGGGCTGTTTTTGGACTCTAGTAGCCTATAACTAGAAACTCGAATATTTTTGAGTTTACTAACGCTGAGGCGTTTGGTACTTCTGCTAAGATATTACCATTACCTGAACCAGTGAAACATTTGATTTTTTCATTGGTTTTGTCATATTGCACTACTAGTTTTGAATCCGTAAATGTAGGAGACACTGCAACTAGTGTGGAAATTCTGCCCTCTTTTAGGTCAGCCGACACTCCGTTGGTTGCATAGTTATCAGAAGCACCGAAAGTGATTTTGATACTATATATTCGTAGCTTAGATACTAATGCTGCGTTAAACGACAAAGTCTTCCTGACATTAGCACTTGTCCAATCTGTTGTACTGATTGTTAAAGCCATAGTTATTAGAAATACCTAAGACTTATAAAGATTACTTCCACCAAGCACCTAATAATTCAATTCCAGTAATGGTCTCTATTACTATTGAACCAAATAGGAATATAATCACTAAATCCCTCGCTTTTGCCAGTTTCTCATTATGATATATTTGTACCATATTCCCTTAAAATAACACTTAAATATAAACTTAACTAAGTTGATTAAAAAAAAAATTAGAGGACTATACTGTCCGTGCCTCTATTAACGGATACTATTTGCCCTTTCAGGCTTACTTTTTTCTCTGTAGGAATATCTTCCGTCTTGATTACTTTCGTTCCAAGATTAATGGTGATGTATTCATTTTTAGGTAATACTGAACTCTTCTTACCAAAAACTAATCCATCATCTTTTATGGTTGATGTTCCACGATTGCTGGTTATTGTTGTCATATGTTTAGTTAATAGTACTACTATATATTATCTCGTAAGCTAGTATTATTACTTTTCATAAAATAAAAAAAAGGGGGTTTTTATAGATTAAGATATCCCTACTCTATTTCTAAAGTTTTATATCTCTAATCTTGCCTTGAGACTTGAAGTGGCGACAAACAGTTTCTCCCATTGTTCTGAACACACCTTTCTCAACAAATGCATTGTTGACAAATGGAT